AGAACAAGCTGCACGTAAGCGTAGTGATAATTTAAAATTTAACAAAGGTGGAACTGCTATGAAAGATCAAATGAGCTTCTTTGAAGACGGTGGACTAAAAGATGAAGGCGGTATGGTGGATGAAGTATCTGGTAACGAAGTTCCCTCTGGAAGTACACGTAAAGAAGTTCGTGATGACATTTCAGCTAACATTAGCGAAGGTGAGTTTATTTTCCCTGCAGATGTAGTTAGGTATTTAGGTCTTGAAAAGCTTATGCAAATGCGTCAGATGGCTAAGATGGGCCTGAAAGAAATGGAAGCTATGGGTCAAATGGGTAACTCTGATGAAGCTACTATGCCTGATGACTTACCATTTGGTATGGCTGACTTAATTATTGTAGAAGGTGAGGACGATAGCGAAGAAAATAACTTTGCTATTGGTGGTATTCAGTGGCCTGTATCTCCAGCAGATGTTCCTATTGAAACTAAAGTATATGTAAATGCTGCGGGTAATAAAATAAATATTAGGTTCCAAGGTGATAAACCTCTTGACACCATACCTGATGGTTATGTATTATTTACAGGACAAGTTCCTGTGGTACAAGCTGCAGCACCTGTAGTACAAAATGACAATGATTCAAATGATCCTGCACCTAAGAATCCATTTGTTGAAGCGGGTAGTTGGAAAGATGCCCCACTAGATATGTATATTAAAGAACTAGATAAGTTTACTGGATATACTCCATCTGTTGTTGCAGGACTTGCTAGTGCATTGGGTGGTCCATTAATTGGTGCAGCAGTGTATGCAGGTAATAAGTTTAATAAAAAACAAATACTATCTACTATTGATGAGCGTATTGAGCAAGCCAAAAAGACTGATGTAGTAGGTCAGGTAGCTGCCTTACGTGCGGCTAAAGATAAATTAATGGGTGAAGGCGAGAAAGAAAACACATCTATATTTAGTAAAATTATAAATACAGTAAAGGGCGCATTAGGTCTTACTGATGAACAAGTTAAAACAGCTACAACTACGGCTGCTACTGTTTCTTCTGCAGACACTACAACAACAACAAGTGGCAATCCAGACTTAGATAAAGAAGATGCTACTAAAGAATCAAAAACTGTATATAATTTAAAACCTTCAGATATGATTCCTACTGCAGACAATGATTTTATAGATGCATATGATTACATAGCTAAAAAACAGCAAGAAGCTTCTTTTGATAGAAAATCAACTGCAGAAACTACTGCGCTTAAAAATCAAGAAGCTTCATTTGATAGGTCGCAAGGACTCTCTCCCGTAATACAATCTCAAAGTGAACCTGTAACACCTACACTGTATGGTGCCTCATCAGCACTAGGTATTGCAGATACATCTACCGCTCGACCACTACCTGTTTCTGCTCCTCAAGTAGTAGGTGGTTCTGCCGTAGATCAATTCTCTGGTGCAGGTATGCTATCAAGTAGTGGATCTACGTTGCCTTTAGTAACGTCTGTAGAAGGTAATCAAGCTAAACAGCAACTTGCAGATATACAGGCACAAGCTGCTCAAAATGTACTTGACGTAGTTAAAAATGCAGTTACAGGTACACAGGTTACTGCTCCTTTAGTTGGAACAACAATGGAAGTAGATGGAAATACTTCTAGGGAATCTGGCATACAATCTGCGGCTACGACATCCTCAAGTTCATCTACACCTAAACCTCAAAGTCGTGCAGGGTCTACAACAACACCCCCACCCGTAAGTAATGATAATAACAATAATAATGACAACGATAATGACAACGACAGTTCTCCACCACCAAAACCTACTCCAAAACAAGCTGCAGCAACAGCGACTAAAAAGGCTAAAACAATAACTGCTAACTTATCTCCTACACAAAAAACAGGCGGTGCTGCATTAGATAGTGCGTATGGTATATCAGGTTTAGCAAAAGGTGGTATGCCTAAAAAGAAACGTGGTTTAGCAGCACGTAAGTAATCTGCTATATTTGTCTGGCTACTCATCCCCCTAATAACAACACTAGGCTACGGTGGCCCCAGAAAAGAAAGTAAATAAATGAACGATACAATAATGGCTGGCGAAATGGAAGCGCCAAAAAAAGTAGCATTTGCAAATCGCAAGTACTCAAATGAAGATAAACGAAAGTTAGAAGAAGAAGAACTGCAAAAGTTAATGGATGAACAAGATGAGTCTGTAAAAGAACAAGAAGTTCAAAAGGAAGAGTCAGTACCTGAAACAGCAGAAGAGCGTAGCTTTAAAAAACGCTACGGTGATTTACGTAGACATACTCAAGAAAAAGAACGTAGTTACGAAGATCGAATTAAAAAGCTAGAAGAACAACTTAGCGAATCTGCAGCACAAGGAATTAAGCTGCCTACTAGTGATGAAGACTTAGACAAGTGGGCAGCAGAGTATCCTGATGTAGCAGCTATCGTAGAAACTATTGCAATTAAAAAGGCAAGAGAACAATCAAAGGATTTAGAAGATCGTGTTAAAGCTATTGATGAAATGCGATATGAGGCCACACGTGAAAAAGCTGAAGCAGAACTTATGCGGATACACCCAGACTTTGGTGAGATACGTGACAGTGATGACTTCCATGAGTGGGCTGAAGAACAGCCTAAGTGGGTTCAAGATGCTCTGTATGAAAATACTGAGGATGCTCGTTCAGCTTCTCGTGCTATCGACTTATACAAAAGCGATAGAGGCATTGCAAAAACTAAAAGTAAAAATACTGACAAAGATGCGGCGAAATCAGTAGGAACTAAATCTACGCGTACTCGCCCAGAAACTGATGAGACAAGTAACTACCTAAAGGAATCTCAGGTAAACAAAATGTCTTCACAAGAATACGAGAAATACGCTGATGATATTATGGAATCTATTCGTACTGGAAAATTTATCTATGATATATCAGGAAATGCTCGTTAAACTATTGACATATAGAAAAACTATGGTATAACTATATGTACAATCCTTTAGTATAGGGTAGCCCTATTAAATAGCAACCTACTCTATACTAAATTAAACTTTACTATTCACAAACAGCAATACTCTTACGGAACTACCTAATCTCTATTGGCCCATTGCGTATAAGAGCGGCCACTCTTGTAACCAATGCACCCAGTATGTTAGCCTCTAAACTTGAAATTGTTTTAGTTTGTATCTTGGAACCAATAATGCGAAAGGAATAAACAATGGCATTTGGATCAGCGAGTGGATATGGTAACCTTCCCAATGGGGTTTGGTCACCAGTAATCTACAGCAAACAGGTACAACTTGCATTCCGCAAGTCTGCTATCTGTGAAGCAATTACTAACAACGACTATTTTGGCGAGATTGCCAACATGGGCGATAGCGTGAAAATCGTTAAAGAGCCTGAAGTAGAAGTTAAACCTTATCTGCGTGGTACAACTGTTGCCGCACAAAATTTGATTGACTCTGACTTTAGTCTTAATATCGACAAAGCCAATTATTTTGCCTTCAAAGTCGATGATATTGAGGATGCTCATTCCCATGTCAACTTCCAAAGTCTTGCGTCAGATCGCGCAGCCTATCGTTTGGCTGACCAGTTTGACAAAGATGTACTTGGTTACATGGCTGGTTATAAGCAAACACCTGCTGCTGGTGCAACTGGTAACATCTTGGAAGATGAATCTGCTGATACCGTAAACAACGTTGTCAACGGAACCAAAGCTAACGCAGCGGCTGGTGGCGACGAGTTGCTTGCAGTTAATAAGCTGAAAAAAGGTGACTTTGGTAACATCACTACAACTTCTGCTGGCGATCATTCGATTCCAGTAGCTGCACGTCTTTCTGGCGCTACAGCATTACCAACAGCAACTGTGTCTCCTGCGATGATTGTATCGCGTATGGCACGTTTGTTAGATCAACAGCAAGTTGACACACAAGGTCGCTGGTTGGTTATTGATCCTGTAATGATGGAAATCTTGCGCGATGAAGACTCACGTTTGTTGAACGCAGACTTTGGTGGTTCAGGGTTACAGAACGGTATGGTTCTGAATAACTTTCATGGCTTCCGCGTCTACGTAACTTCAAACTTGCCAGCAGTTGGTACTGGTGCAGGAACTTCAGGTTCCGCAAACCAGAACGCTAACTTTGGAGTTATCTGTGCTGGACACGACTCAGCCGTTGCATCTGCAGAGCAGATCAACAAAACTGAGACTTATCGTGACCCAGACTCATTTGCAGATATTGTGCGTGGGATGCACCTTTACGGTCGCAAGATCCTTCGTCCAGAAGCTCTGGTATCAGCGAAATATAACATCGCCTGATAATACACTTATAAAGATAGGCTGCTTAACTGTGGCCTATCTTTCTTTGCATATAAAGGATACTTTCAAATGGCAATTACTACAGCAATGTGCAACACGTTTAAGCAAGAGCTACTTGGCGGTGTTCACGACTTAGATACAGACAGTTTAAAAATAGCTCTAATTAAAGTTTCACCTACAGGTAATTTTGGTGCAGCTACAGCTAATTATTCTGACTTAGGTTCTAATGAAGCGAGTGGAACAAATTACTCCGCTGGAGGTCAGGCACTTAACTCTGCTTCCATTACACTATCAGGATCAACAGCTTTTGTTGATTAAGCAGATGAGGTTTTTTCTAACTTAACTATATCTGCGGCGGGTGCGTTAATATATAATTCTTCACAGGGAAATAAAGCCGTTGCCGTATTTAACTTTGGTTCTACAGTAACATCTACCGCAGGTGATTTTACTGTTGTATTTCCTGCAGCAGATGCTTCAAATGCAGTAATTCGCATTACCTAATATAAGGTTACATTAAATGGCATTTATTTTAAAAGATCGTGTAAAAGAAACTAGCACTAGTACAGGCACTGGCAACATAAGTCTTGGTGGTGCTGCTGCTACTTTTGATTCATTTCAATCCTATCTTACAAATGGAGACACGACTTTTTATGCCATTGCCCATACATCTTCAGGTGTTGATCAGTGGGAAGTAGGTCTAGGTACTTGGAATACTGGTAATACACTTTCACGTACTACAGTGTTAGCAGGTTCTAACGGTACATCTGCAGTAAACTTTTCCGCAGGTACTAAAGATATATTTATGACTTACCCTGCAAGTAAAGTTGCTGTAGCAGGTGAGGATGTCACTTTCGCAGATATTACTGTAACAGGAACGGTTGATGGACGTGATT